CTGCAGGAACATTAGCTTTATCAAATGCTAATTTCATAGCAATAAAGTCTTCTAATGTAATAGTTCTTGCATTAGCTGCAGCAGAACCTACAAAGCGATGTGGACGACCATTTACTAAGTTTAAGTTAGCACTTGTTTGAGCAGCGTTAACAGCATTTAAAAACTTAGTTTCATGGTTTTCACCAAGAGCACGTGTAGATTCCATAGCTCTCATAGACATTAATGTGTCTACTTGTGAGCCATCTTCACGTAAGTCGTCAGATACTTTCCAAGCATCACCAACATAGTCAGTAATAGCAAGTGTTAAGTTACCTGTGTCAATAGGTGAGAAATTTAAAGGTGTATCCTCAGCAGCATCTTGAAGAGTTACTGTACCTACTGTTTTAATGTTTAAAGTTGTACCTGAACCAAAGTCAGTTACATCTCTCCACATTCCTTCTGGCAATAGATAGTCATGTAAGTTTTCAAGGATAAACTGAGAATACTGTTGAGCTTCAATAAAAGCTGTAGTATTAGAAGTTAATTGTGACATTTAAGTCTCCTTGTTAATTGTTTAATTGTCGTTTTACTTTTTCACCTGCTATTTTCCAAGCGTTAAGCATATCTTTAGTAGAGGCACCTTTAGGTACTCTAGCAGATAACTCATCTGTTGCTTTATTATTAGATAAAGATTCTGTATTTACAGTACTTTGTGATTTTGCAACTGTTGTAGCTCTGTTATCAAAACCTGCTAATTTTAAAACAACATTTGGAGATGTTGCAGATAAATTGTGTAATTGTTCTAGTGTCATACCTGACTCTTTTGCTAAGGTATTATAAACTTCTTCAGCTTTACTTCCATACTTTTCAGTAAACTTGTCAGCTACTGAACGAGCATTAGTTTGAGCTTTAGTTAGTTTTTCCCTTTGCTGTAAGGTTTGATTAACTAGATCCATGATTCTATCTTGGTTTATTTCACTCGTAGAAGTGGTAGCTTCTTGAGGTTGAATACCAGACTTTATTTCATCAAGTAACTCTTCTGTTGTTCTACGTTTAGCAAGTTCCTCTTTCAAATGAGCCATCTCTTCCTCTAAGGTTTTGATATGCTCTTGTGCATGAGGCACTGATCTTAACGCATCATCAACAGATTTATACTTTTTACCTTCGCCTACAAACTCTTGAGCTTCTGTCGGTATCTCAAAAGGTCTAGCTTGGGTATCTTGTTGCTGAGTCTCTTGGGTATTTAACTCAACAGCTTGTTCTTGTTTAACTTGTTCTTCACTCATTATTTTTCTCCTTGGTCAGGAATAAGATTATATAATTTAGAAAAAGCTTTTTGGATGCCTAATTGATAAGCTTGGTATTGACTCCAAGCAGGTTTATCAAAAGTTTCTTCATCTATTGCTTTTCTTTGAGCAAGTTGAATCTGCTCGAGACAGTAAGCTTTGAGCTCTTCAAACACTTGTTGTTTTGTTAAGCTCTTAGCTTTATCTGATTTTAAATCCATATAACTATTCTAACATAATTGATTAAAAAAGTCAAGGTTTAAATTAACCCTGCTCCCTGTAAGACAGACTCATTTAAGTCGTCTTCAATAGGTTCTTGTGCTTGCATCTGAGCTTCTTGTTGAGCAGACATAGCTAACTTCTGTGTTTCAGCATTTTCAAAGATAGCTGCGTTGTCTTTAATAAACTCATAAGCTTCAAAACCCATGTACTCTTCCACCATCTTAGCTAATTGTTTAGCAGAGATATGTGGTGAAATCATTTGTCCAATCGGACTATTAAATAAACCTATAATGTTTTGAATTAACTGTGCTCGTGCCGCATAATGTCTAGCACCTATAGGACGTAATTTACCTTTAGCTGTAATATCTTCTTTAGTAATCGATATAAAGTCAGCTACACCTAAGTCGTTATCCATAACTTTAGCAATTTCTGCAACATCTAAATTACGTCTAGCTGTTTCAAGCATTGTATTTAAAATAGGTTCTAGAAATTCTATTTCAAACTTATTAACTTTGTTTTGGAAAATACGACCTGCAGCATTTTGTAATTGTTGTACTTCAAATGCTGTTTTTTCACCTGGGCTACGAATACCCATAGCTTCTCTAGGGGCTCCTGCCATTTCTTCCATAAGTTGTAATAACATACCAATTTCATTATTAACTTGGAAAGCAGCAGGATTAGGAGGCATCATATCTACATCACCATCTTCAGGGATATGAATTACTGATTCAGGACCCCATTCAAATGGTTCTACATCACCTTTAATTCTAATTGGTGGATGTATTGTTAAATCTAGTGCATCTGCTTTTAAGTTTTCTAAATGATCTACTCGATATTGCATACCTACTAAATTATCTAAAGGACCCATCGCATATAAATTATCAGGACGATTTCTCCATCCTACATGATGTTTATTATCTTTACCTAAGTAAGATGGATTTTCTATATTACGTAATACATAACTACGATCTACAATAGTAATAATTCTATTTTCTAGTAACTCGTCATCATGTTCACTATAAATAGTTCCTTCAAATTCTAATATTTCTACTAAACCTGATTGATAATATTCTTGTAATGAACCAAAACCATCAATGTGATAAGCTTCTGCTTTGTTAATATCTTCTAATCTAAATTGAGTTATATTACGTCTTACATCCATAGTTTTATTAAAAGAATCTATGTTGTATTGTAAATCAGGTCGTTTATCAATATCTAATTTAAGTTCACCTACTGTTTTTACATATCGTGTAAATTTAGGAGTATCTTTAAATGCTTTAGCTGTTGGATTAAAAATAATATCAAATGGTGATATTCTTTCTAGTTTAGGACCAGTATAAGTAACTATTTCTTCTTTTGTTATAGGATCAATATGTTTTTCTGTAATATAGTTTACTTCTGCAAAAGAATTACCATAGTCAATGTAGTCATATACTAATTGAGCTACTGTTTCTCTAAAACCTGATTCTTTTAATTTAGTTTTAAGATAAGCTTCAATAGCTTTACGTTTTGCTGTAGTTGTATCTTCTAAAGAAGCTCCTTCCCATTTCATCCAGTTGTCATTAGGAAATAAAGCATCCATGTAGTTAGCATGAAGATTATCTCTAATCTGAGTTAATTTAGGAAGTGTTGTTTTGTTCTTCCAAGGAAGTTTAGAGTTAGTTGTTTTAGTGGTATCAGTTGCAAATAGATAGTTTCTTAACTCTCTCCATTCTTCTTCTTTATCTTGTCTTTGAATCCACCAATTATTGTAGAGATGTCCTAGCTGTCTTGCTAAGTTTTCTCTAGCTAACATTTGTTTAATTTCTGCGACTTTTCCTGCCATAATAGTTTCCTTAGTAAGTTACTCCCCCAAAACGAGAATGTGTTTGTATACGATTTGTCATATTAATAACATTACCTCTGCCTTTTGGTACGATTGAGATAGCAATAGCATTAGCTAGTGCATCTTTAATATCATCGTGAGGAGGATGTCTTTGTGTTAATTCTTCTTCTAATGGTTGGCAATTACCTCCTTTGTAATGCCATATTTGTTTATTATCATATTTAGGTTCTAAAATAGCACTAATACGTTGTCGTTTATCACCCATGTGTCGTGTAGGTCGATATTCATCAATAGCAAGTGGTATACCATTAGGTCGTAAATAACTATCTTTTAATTCTTTAACAATAAGTTGTTGCGCTACAGTAATTTCAGCTCGTAGTTTTCTAAATCCCCATTTTTCCCAAGAACGTAATATATGAGAATAGTAATCAACAATTTTATCTGTTTTAAAACGATCTATATCTAATACATAATAATTAGCTTGACTATCAACACCAATGATAACAAGAGCTGTATAGTCAGCTTTTTTACGTAAACTAAAAGCAAAGTCAATCGCTGCATATATATTTAATTTACGATCTCTTATAAACCAATCTCCTTCTTTATTTGTTAAGACTGAACGATCATAATATTGAAAATCATCTGCACTTAAATTAGCTGTTTCTTTACTATTAGGATCATTATAATATTGTGCAAAGAATTGAGTTTGATCTACATATTTAGCACGAATACGAGCTAATTCTTTTGCATCAAATCCAAATGATTTACCATCTTTACGTTTTTGTTTACTCCAAAGAAACTCACCATTAGTTTCTACTACTCGTTGAAATAATTCATAAACTGGTTCTTCTTCAAGCATTTCTCCTTCATCATCATAAATGCTTTCTTTCATATTTACCATTGTATCATATATATCTCTGGGGTGATAACGAGTACCAACAACCCACTCAAAAGCACCAGGATTTTCAATGGAAGCCAGTTGACTATATGCTGACGATACTTTATCTCGTCCTTCTTCAGTATAAGCATTACCAGGCACAACAATGTCGTCAAGCACAACAACATCAGCATGGAAACCAGTAGTATTTGAAGTAAGTCCAACTGCTTTAACACTGGCATCTCTTACTCCTTCCTCTTTTCTTTTTGGATGATCAACAGCTATTTCAGCTACTGCCCATCGTTCTCTTTTGCCCTCTTCAGGATGTAACATTTCAGACCAATAACGTCTATAAATTGGACTATCTATAATTTGTTTAATTTGATATAATTGTTTTTCAGCTAAATCTGCTGTAGCTGATACATATAATATAGTCGTTTCAGGATGTTTAGTTAACCACCAAGCTGTTCTATATGCTACTAATTTAGATTTCATGTGTCCACGAGGAAGTAATACAAGTTGGTTGTTTTTAGCTTCTTGCCTAGTCCACCATTGTATTAATTCTTCATGAATAGCTCCCATCATTAAATGAGGAGCTACTAATTTAATAAACGTTAGTAAGTCTTCTTCTGCTGCTTGTCTAATTTGGTCAATTTGACTCATTTATTTCTTTCTATATTTAGCTGTTTTTTTAGCTATTGATTTAGGCTGTGCAACAAATTGTTTACCTTTACGTTTACCTTCTGCTTTAGCTGCATTAGTAGCTTTCTTTTCAGAAGAACTTAATGCTTTCCATGCTGCATCAGGTAAGTATCTTTTCTTTCCTTCACTTTTACTACCATCAGAAGTTCTCCACTTTTGTTTAGTCCAAGCTTTTAAACTCTTTTGTGATTTAGCAAGAGCCATTATTTATAACCTCCTCCTGCTTTTTTATATTCACTAGCAAGTAACTGAGCTTTACGAGCTGACCATTGTCCAGGATTACCACCTTTACTACCTGCTTTAATCTTTTCAAATAAACGTTTACGCATTGTAGGTTTTGTATAATTACCTGCTTGATTAACTTTACTTTTTGTTTTGCTTTTCGTTTTCAAGTTGTTTCATCCTTTCTAGTCTAGCTTCTCTTGTCATATACAACCAATGTTCTAGATCATCATAATCTCTGTAACATGATCTACATCTTGCTTTACCTGCTACATTTATCATACGACAATCCCCAGTACAAGGACTGTCGTCTACCATTTAACTTTATGACTCCAATAACGAGCACTTAATTTACTTGGATTTGGATCTTGTGCATTATGTCTTGCATAGTAAGATTTCTTACGTGCTTTGTCTTTAGCAGACGTAGGATTTTTACCTGCACCTCGTACACCTTGTTGTCCAAACCTAATTGTTTTAACTTTATCTCCTACTTTAGCTACAACAACATGAGATTTAGTAGGATGTCCTGGAGTACGTTTAGGTTTGTTATAACCTGATACTCCTGCTTTTTCTAGTCTAGAGTCTTTAGCCATATTATTTCCTTTTCTTACTTTTACCTGCTTTTGATAATGCAATAGCAATAGCTTGTTTTTGTGGTTTACCTGCTTTCATTTCTTTACGAATATTTGCAGAAATAGTCTTTTGTAATTTACCTTTCTTAAGGGGCATAATGTACTCCATTTTTATCAATAATTAATACTTGTCTTAAAGCTTTATCTCCTTCTTTAGGAAAAGAGATATGTATCCAAGCATCATACTCTAAAATTAATTGATCAAATTCAATAGATGAATCAGCCAAAACTGAAAATACATCATCGACATCGCCATAACGATCACAAGTAAAATCAGCAGCAAGACCAAGTATATGTCTGCTTGTTCTTTTTGACCCCAAACGATCATTGAGAGCCTCACACCTAAAACCACTACTAATATTAATAGGATTACCACCAAGCTTAGTCCTAACATCTTCTAACCCTTTCGCTAAAGTTTTTAAATTCTCTATTTGCTCTTCATTAGGAGTGTTAGCTATCCCATATCGTGAAGCTGTTTGAGATCTTGTAAATTCATTTAATGTAAAATGTTCTGATAACTTCATTTAGTTAAGCCCTTGCTTTTTTCCCAAGTTCTTAAACTTGCAAGACCAAGCATGGCTAAAGTTAATTCCATTAATACATCTGTTTGTAATTGAGGTAATGTTATAGTAATGCCAAGTAATGCACACACCCATTGAGCCAATGGGGATAAAACAAACACCCAAGCAAAACCAAACCCAGAGACCCAACCAAGGAAAGGACGCCAACCACTAACCCAAATAGAGCGATGGCTAGCTTCGATTTTATTCGTTTCAGCCTGAGTAAGATTAATCTGTGCTGCATTGTCAATAAGAGCTTTTTCAATTTCTGCTTTTGCTTTTTCTTTTGCATTATTGTCAGGTATAATTTTGTCTAATACAGAACTTACTACACTAATAACAGGTCCCCACATCATTTAGATGCAATCTCCTTCAGTAAGTCGCTCAATTTTATAAGGACATTCTTTATCTTTATTTGTATAGTTTCTTTTAGAGCGAGGAGTGGATTTCGGATAATTTCGTAAGCCACGAGTATCACACAAATTGAAATCAAATGGAACGTTAAACCCATGTATTTTTCTCCTTAATAATTGACATATTCTAGATAACATTAAAATATCCTTGTTATAATTTCTACTGCATTTACTTTATTAATTATAATACTTGATCCTACAATACTACCAAAACCTACAATGATAGTCCAAAGAAGTTTATTAAGAACAGATTCTATTTTGTCTATACGAGCATGAATATTAGCGTACCTTTCGGCACACAGTTCTTCATGCGAGTTTAGTCGTTGTTCTACTTCCTTTGGAGTTGTCATTATTTACCCCAGTTATGTGATTGCATTACCTCAATTAATGCTTCTACAGATGTAACTGCTTTGATTGCAGTTTCTAATCTTTCTGATTCTGCAACGATCGCTAATCGTTTCGCTACTACATCTGTTGGAATGTCTACATTGCGTTCTACTTTACGAGTTACATACCAGTCAGTAGATGCAAGCATAGTGCCTGCTGTATGTTTCACTTGTGCAATCATCGTAGACTTCAG